ACGATTTCAGCTATCCATCTGAAGAAGTTGCAGTCCCAATTCCGCTTATCACTCTCACCTACCCGCTTTTTGAGCTTGTTGGCAAGATGTCCGATGTCCCCAGGCCTCATCGGGTTGAATGCAAATTTCACGGGTGAATTTTTCCATTCATCGACTAGCTTGGTATTAAGGTTTTTGAAGACGCAATTGTTCTTGATTGTCTTATGTAGTGGCATCCCAGTTACAATTCGGGGCATCCCCTTTTCAATCTTTGCCACCTTCGTCGGCTCGGCCTTAATAAATGCTTTCAATTGGACATCCTGGCTGTTCCATTCCTGCAATACATGTTCCGCAAAACCCTCTTTTGTGTATCTTTCCAACACTTGAGAGTTAATTGCAAGTCCTTGCGCTTGGTATGGTTGTCCAGGACTCTTTGAATCGCGAACGGCTGTGGAGTCTATGACTCGCATAATCGCTTCTCGACTCTTATAGTCAACATCCGGTTCGAACTTATTAGCACTCATCATTTCTGAGATGATCATGATTACCTGTCGCTTTTCGACGCTTGTCGGTGGTCTGACTATTGAAAGATTTCGCTCTTCAAACAACTTTAAGTGATTTACTAAGCTGGTCTCTTCCGAGTCAGTTGTCACATCCGGGTAAACATATTTCTCCGGCTCATAACCCATCTTCTGCAGGATTGGCAGAGCTGCGTCAATATATTGCGCAGATTGCAGTACCTCGCTAGGAGAGGAGTTACAATGCACTGGAGATTCATCTTCGTAACGTACGACGCCGGGAGGCAGTAGCGGCTTTTTAATCACCGTTTCCTGTGGTAGGGCGCTTTCATCAGCGTACCTTACGAATTGTGCATAAGAACGATCTGTAAGTGGAGTGGTATCCGGGTCCAAAAGATTTTCCACCAAGTCCTCATACTTGGGGTTGTCTCTCAGCTTACCGAATATTTCGCGGACTTCCTCGTAAGTCCAGGCGTAATCCACGCGGCCATTGTTATCTTCAAAGGCCCACATTTCACCATCGAGCAATTCCTTTGCTTTATGGGAGCGACCTTTGAATTTGAAGTCACGCTTCTCACCGCCTATTTCAGGCATATTAGACTCGAGGACGGTCGATAACAGCCACTTAATGAGCTCTATCCTAAGAGCAACATTTTTGTCACCGGCCGCTGATACATGCATGCCCACGACACTGTTTCCAGCAAACAATGGGCTCCCAGAGAAACCTTTTTGGGTAGTTGCGGTGTGCCACAACTCTATTACGCCAGAACCGGGTAAAGTTTTTCCGGAGCTGGTCATAAATAGTCCTTCAGGACCGACAAACCCGTTAGCCAAAATGGGTTGGTTGTAACTGGAGTCTTTACTGGTCGATGACACTGTTATCTTTAGCATAGCCCATCGTTTACGATCCAATTTTCTCACGAAAATGTCGTAATCCGCACTGACTAGCGAATGTTGCTCGTCGAAGAACTCAGGTCCTACCTCAATTACACCATCCATGGCTACGGCATGTAGATCCTTCCTAGTGTTCTTCATTCCTGAGAGATAAACCTTTGCAACGCCAGCCGACACGGAGCTAGCTACGTGCGCTGCGGTGATTAGGTAATCATCTATTCTGAAGAAACAACCAGTGACTGCCAATTCCGTGCCCTCAACAGCAACCAAAACCGCTCCAACTCCTCGTCCTTTACTAGGATACAGTGTGGAACCCGGTAGGGCCATTTCGTCTTCACGTGATTGAACAGCAACTTTGTTT